GATATAGCAATGACAACCAGTGCTTTTGCTTTTCATAGGCAGTTGGTTGAGCAAGAAGGTTATGACCCTACTTCTGATGATTATTATAAAGAAGTAGATAGAAGAATGGCAGAATCTTTTCCTCATAAATTAGGAAAAGTTTCAACGAACACTGTGAATGAAGTTGTTGCAGGTTCAAGTAGAGGTTCTACCACTGCAAGAACACGTTCACGTAGAAAAGTACAACTCACACCGAGTCAAGTCTCGATAGCGAAAAGATTAGGTGTGCCACTAGAAGAATATGCTAAGCATATCAAGGAGTAAAAAATGACAGAAGAAAATAAAACTGTTACCACAGATCGAACCTCCAGATCTGCAGAAAGTCGAGAAAAAACATCTCGACGAAAACCATGGAGCCCACCGTCTTTATTAGACGCACCCACCCCACCAGAGGGCTATGTATACAGATGGATACGTGAATCAATGGTAGGACAATCAGACGCAGCGAATATGTCAAAACGTATTCGTGAAGGTTGGGAGCCAGTAATGGCTAATGACCATCCCGAGTTTGAAGCTCCTTCTATTGAAGACGGTAAACACGCTGGAGTCATAGGAGTAGGTGGCTTAATCCTCGCAAAGATGCCAACAGAAACTGTATCAGAAAGAAGAGCGTACTTCACGCAACTTGCTGGCGATCAGATGGAAGCTGTTGACAATAATCTTATGCGAGAGAGTAATTCTGCAATGCCTATTGATAAACCCAATAGACAAAGTCGAGTTACTTTTGGAAGCGGTGGTTCTAAAGGATAACCTTTAGGACTAAAATAATAACTTTTTATAAACGGAGTTTATAATGGCTAATGTAAATGATCCAAATGGATTTACACCCTCATACCATATGAGTGGCGGCACAATTAGACCTTCAGAGTTCGCAATCGCAAGTGGAGCTACAGGCAGTATTTTTTCTGGTGATGTAGTAATACTTTCAAGCGGTTACGTTGTTCAAGGTACTGCAACTGCTGCACCTCTAGGTGTGTTTCAAGGTGTACAATACACAGCAACAGATGGCACCCCAATCTGGTCCAAAGTTTGGACTGGCGGGACTGCTACTTTAGGTTCTGCAGATGCTCAGGCATATGTATATGTTGACCCAGATATTTGTTACGAGGTCCAGTCTTCTGGAACTCCTACACAAGCATCTGTCGGTGCAGTATATACTATTACTACAACTGCAGGTGATACTAACAATGGTCGCTCAAAAGAAGCGGTGACAACTACAACTACTAGTGGTATAGCTAAAGTTGTCGGGTTCGTAGAACGTCCCGATAACTCAATTGGCCAATACGCTAGATTGAATGTAATTTTCCCAACTTCCGAATTCGGCAACAACTAAGGTAATTAATAATGGCAATTAACAGAGCACAATTAGTTAAAGAACTCGAACCAGGATTGAACGCCCTTTTTGGTCTCGAATACGATCGTTACGAAAACGAACATGCAGAAATTTTCGACACAGAAAATTCTGAAAGAGCTTTTGAAGAAGAAGTGATGTTATCAGGATTTGCGCAAGCTCCTACTAAAGGAGAAGGCTCATCAGTATCCTACGATACAGCACAAGAAACCTTCAGTTCTCGATATACTCATGAAACAATCGCATTAGCTTTTGCATTGACAGAAGAAGCTATAGAGGATAACCTCTATGACAGTCTTTCTTCTAGATACACAAAGGCTTTAGCACGTTCCATGGCTAATACGAAGCAAGTAAAAGCTGCAAACGTACTAAATAATGGTTTTGACGCCAACTTCCCAGGAGGAGACGGCAAATCATTATTCGCTACTGATCACCCTACCCTAACAGGTGGCGATCAGACTAACGAACCTAGTACTGGTGCAGACTTAAACGAAACTTCTTTAGAGAATGCTTTAATCGACATCTCTCAGTTCAAAGATGAAAGAGGTATTAAAATCAATGTTCAAGCAAGAAAATTGATTATTCCACCTCAGCTTCAATTTGTAGCTGAAAGAGTTCTACAGTCTCCAGGTAGAGTCAGTACTTCTGACAACGACATCAACGCAATGAAAAACATGGGAATGTTGCCAGAGGGTTATGTTGTAAATCACTATCTAACAGACACTGATGCTTTCTTCATTAAGACAGATTGTCCTAATGGCATGAAGCATTTTGTTAGATCTCCGATGTCAACAGGCATGGAAGGAGACTTCGAAACAGGAAACGTAAGATACAAAGCTAGAGAAAGATATTCTTTCGGCTTTAGTGACTGGCGTGGAATGTACGGTTCTCCAGGAGCTTAACGCTTTTGAAGTGACGGTAAAACGTCTTAAAGGGGAACTTAATGTTCCCCTTTTTTTATTCCCTAAAGTACTATACAATAAATCTAACCGAGATTAATTCGTTGCACCAACTGGCTCGGCAGACTTTCTCCAAAGATGGCGCAACATATTTAGTTAGGAGCAAATTATGGCTAAATCGACTTTTTCAGGTCCAGTCAAATCATTGGCAGGATTTATTTCAGCAGGTACAAATGCTGTTGTTAGTTTAACAGCAGATACTACCTTAACAGTAGACGATCACGCAGGAAAACTTTTGTTGTTAAATGATGCAGACGGTGCATTCACTTTACCTTCAATTGTCTCAACTGTACCAAGTGATGCTACAGACCCAAATCAACCTAATAACTTAGGTGCTACTTTTACATTTCTTGTTCTGACAGCAGCAACAAGTGTAACTATTATTACTGACGGAACAGATAAGTTCGTTGGTGGTTTATACACAGGTGTGGATGACGCAACAGGAAAAACATTTATTTCAGGTGCTGCTAACGATATCATCACTATGAATGGAACAACTCAAGGTGGACTAGTAGGTAGTGTTGTAGTAGTACACGCTGTAGACACTGCTAAATACGTTGTAGAAGGGACAACTTTAGGTTCAGGAACTTTAGTTACACCATTCTCTGGCTCTTAATTTTAGGAGCTTATTATGGCAGATGCAGTAACATCAACAACTATTTCTGATAGTGATAGGTCAGCTGTTATACAGTTGACCAACACTTCTGACGGTACAGGTGAATCCGCAGTAACTAAAGTTGACGTAAGTGGGTTAGCTCCACGCATAAGTGATGGAGCTCCTTGTACTGGCGTACGATTAGCTAAACTTACGTATTCTACTTTTGGTATGAGTGTAAAACTTTTGTGGAATGCCACAACAAACACAATTTGTTGGGATCTAAACGAAAACTACACCGACCAAGAAGATTTCACTGAGTTTGGTGGTATTCGTAACACCGCAGGTACTGGTAAAAATGGGGATATTCTCCTAACTACCACAGGTGCAGGTGCAGCCGACACATACGTTATAGTATTGACAGTATTTAAAGAGTTTTAATGGCTTACTCAGGCACTAAAACATTTGCTTTAAATATAGCGGACACTATAGAAGAGGCATACGAACTAGCAGGACTAGAACAGCGTACAGGGTACGATGCTAGAACTGCTAGGCGTTCTTTAAACATCATGTTTGCTGATTGGGCAAACAGAGGTGTGAACTTGTGGACTATAGAAGAAGTAGTTTTGAATTTAGTTCAAGGCACTAATCAGTACGCACTTAATTCTTACGACATAGATATTATATCCGCTGTTGTAAGAGACCCAACTACCACACCCTCTACCGATATTGAAATAGACAGAATCGGAAGGCAGGAATATTTGAATATTCCAAATAAAACAACTCAGGCAAGACCAACTCAGTATTTTGTTGATAGACAAATTACCCCAGTTGTAAATATATGGCCAACACCAGACAATAATAATTATCAACTGGTTTCCTACAGAATCCAACGTATTGATGACGTTAATAGCTCAGCAGAGGATCCTGAAGTACCTTCTAGGTTTATCCCTTGTATGGTCAGTGGGTTATCCTACTACATAGCTTTAAAAAAGAACCCTTCAAAAGCAGGGCTTTTAAAACAACAATATGAACAAGACTTTAAACTAGCAGCAGACGAGGATAGAAATAGAGCATCATTGATGTTAACTCCATCTAGGAGATTCTATTAATGGCTTACGCTCAGGGTAAATATTCAAGAGCTATCTGCGACCGTTGTGGTTTTGATATTCCATATCTAGATCTCAGAAAAGAATGGACAGGTTTTAAAGTTTGTGGTGAGTGCTACGAACCTAAACAACCCCAGCTAACTCCTGCTCGTAACACT